GAATCCAAACAAAACAAGATACTTATTATAGTACCTACAACATCATTAGTAGAACAATTGTTTAAAGATTTCAAAGATTATGGTTACAATAGTGAAAGAAATGTACACAAAATCTATCAAGGACACGAAAAAGAAACAAATAAAAGAGTAATAATTACCACTTGGCAATCAGTTTATAATCTACCAAAAACATGGTTTAAAGACTTTGGTATGGTCATAGGTGACGAAGCACACTTATTTAAGGCAGTTTCACTCACAAAAATTATGACTAAACTACTAAAGTGTAAGTATAGAATAGGCCTTACAGGTACTTTAGATGGCACTAAAACACACAAGTTAGTATTAGAAGGACTGTTTGGTACAGTCAACAAGGTGGTATCAACAAGTGAACTACAAGAAAGTGGTAAGTTGGCAGCCTTAAAAATTATTTGTCTAATATTAAAACACGACAAGGATGCCTGTCATATGTTAAAAGATAAAACTTATCAGGAAGAAATGGACTATTTGGTTTCAAATGAGAAACGTAATAAATACATACGAAACCTGACCTTATCTTTACAAGGTAATACTTTGTGTCTATTCCAATATGTTGAAAAACACGGCAAGATATTAAAAGAACTAATTGAAGAAAAGGCCGATAAACACAACATTTTTTACGTTCATGGAGGAGTAGAAGCTGATGAAAGAGAAAAGATTAGAGCCATCACTGAGAAGTCTGATAACGCAATTATTATCGCTAGTTACGGTACGTTCTCTACTGGTATCAATATCCGTAATTTACACAATATTGTTTTTAGTAGCCCTAGTAAATCTCGTATAAGAAATCTACAATCTATTGGTAGAGGGCTGAGATTAAAAGATAATAATTCAGCTGCTACTTTATATGATATATCAGATGATTTAACTTATAACGAGAAAGAAAACTACACTCTGGCACATTTCAGAGAACGGATAAATATTTACAATGATGAACAGTTTGATTATGAAATACATAATGTTGAATTAAAAAATGATAGATAACTTAAAACTTATAGAATACAAAGCTTTAGATAATAAAAAACTGATTAGTGTATTTAAAAGATGGTTGAAAAGTAATTCTTGTTGTAAAAAATATCCTAAGTGTGGCCATCCTAAAATACAATCAAACAACTATGCTTTAGATATTCAACATGAGGAGGTTGATAAAATAAGAGATGTGTTATTTCAAGGATTGAGATATTTTTTAGGTCCTCACAAAGTAGTGAATCAGAGAGCCTGGATTTTATACGTGCCTTCAAATGAAACAATAACATCAAAGTGGCATACTCATATATTAAAAAAATATAAAGATTATGAACAAGTGTCTGCTTTAACTTATCTGACTAAAACTGATATAGGAACACAATTTGAAGATGTAAACTATAAAGTTGAAATTAAACCTAAGTTAAATCACTGGTATTTTTGGCCATCAAAAGTTGCACATAAACCTATGAGAAAAAAAACAAATAAAGATAGAATGATATTAGCAGCTGACTTCGTAATTTTAAGGAATAAATATTAATAGGAGTAATTAATGAAACAAGTAAAAGTTATTAAATTAGACAACGGCGATGATATAGTCTGTGCCTTCCCTAAAGATCAGTTAGCCGAAAAAACAGGTCTAATTAGATTAGTTAAGCCTCTATTAATTAAATATGTACCTCAACTAACACCACAAGGTTTCAAAGACTATGTGGCCTTAATTAAATGGGCGGCTTATACGAATGATGAGATTATAACTATCCCAATAAAAAAGATTATGACGATTACAAACGCCTCTTCCGAGATGATTAAATCATTTGAACATATGAGTAATGAATATCAAAATCTGGAAGCCCCTAAAAGAGAAGATAGATATAAAAAGACAATGTTCTCTAAACAAGAAAACGCTAAGATCAATGAGATATTTGATGAATTTAATGATGACTTTGATGATGGTAATAGTGGACCAGGTACTATCCACTAGCTGGAGTATCCTCAACTTACCTCGCTACACGCTCCATTATAGGTATTTTTTGTAAAAAGTCAATGCTAATATGAAAAGTGAATGGCGAATTGTTGTAACTTATAATAGTGACAAACCTATGAAATATTGTGAACTAAACTATACTTATTTTGGCACACCAAAAACTTTAGAAAATAAAATCTGGAAACACTATAACGAAAACTATGAAGACTATGGCAAAGCTGAGGCCGTAGAAGTCGAACTAATTAGGGATAACATTGACAAATAAATCAATATGTAGTATATTATAATTATGACAAAAACAAAAAAGAAAAGCGAACATTATGTTAACAATGCTGAGTTTTTAGAAGCCATGAAAGGTTATAGAAAGGCAGTTAACAAAGCAAAAAGAGAAAAACGAGAAAAACCACCAGTAACAGATTATATTGGTAGTTGTTTCTTAAAGATAGCGAATCACCTATCTTACAGACCTAATTTTATCAATTATACATTTAGAGATGACATGATCTCAGATGGTATAGAAAACTGTTTACAATACCTTGACAACTTTAATCCTTCAAAATCAAAGAATCCATTTGCCTATTTTACACAAATAATATACTTTGCTTTTGTTAGAAGAATACAAAAAGAAAAGAAACAAGTAACGATAAAACAGAAACTAATAATGGATAATAATTATGATGATATTACTTTACAACCAGGTGAAGACAGAGAGTTTAAAAATCAATTCAAAGAATACTTACAAAAGAATATGAGAATGGACGAACCTGTAAAGAAAGAAAAGAAAACAGTTAAAAAGAAAAAGAAAAGTACATCATCTAAATTTTTTGCTTAATGAATATAAAAAACATTGTAATAGTCGGTGGTGGAACGGCTGGTTGGGCAACTGCTCACCATTTCATAAATAAGACACACCCCGATACAAAGATAACTGTAGTGGCCAGTGAAGAAATACCTATCATTGGTGTTGGCGAAAGCACAACTGGTCGTTTTAATGATTTAATTAACTTAGATCCTAATATTACAGGTGTAAATGAAAAAGAGTTTTTAAAAGAAACATCATCAACATTTAAAATAGGTATAAAACATACCGATTGGCACACAAAAGGTAAATCTTTCTATTCTCCTATTGGCGACAACTATTCAAATGAATATTATTTTCCACACGAAGACTATGATAACTTTAGAGTATATCACATAGCAGATAAAAAAGATTATAGTCAAACTTTTCAATCTCGTTTGATGGCAGAAAATAGATTACATTTTACAAACAATCAAAATATTTACAATGATGATATAAGAAGAATGCCAGTGGCTTATCATTTAGATACCTATAAAGTAGGACAATATCTAAAAAGAAAGGCGATTGCCGTTTCTAAAGTTAATTATATAGATGATCAAGTGGTTGACTTTAAACAAAACAATATGGGTTTTGTAACAAGTTTAAAAACTAAAAAAGGTAAGACTATAAAAGGTGATCTGTTTATAGATTGTTCTGGTTTTGCTAGAGTATTGATAGACAAGGTAGAGAAAAACGATTGGATATCATATGAGAATAACCTATTAGTTAACAGTGCCTTAAACTTTAATTATGTATCAGACGAACCTATAAGAAACTACACTCATGCTTGGGCACAAAAGTATGGTTGGTTGTGGGAGATACCTACACAAGAAAGATTAGGTTGTGGTTATGTGTTTAGTGATCACTTTATAGACTTTGATAAAGCACATGATGAAATATCTAAAGTGTTAAAAAGAAAAATAGATGTACAAAGACAGATAAAATTTAAAACCGGCAGACTACAAAAGGCATGGTGTAAAAATGTATTATCAACTGGATTGTCAACTGCTTTTATAGAACCATTAGAGGCAACTTCAATACATGCTACTATAATGCAAGTTACACATTTTATAGAAAACTATTTTAAAAAAGATATGCCGTTTGAATGTGAATATTTACAAGATCAATACAACTCAGAAATGGGTCAGATGTGGGATAATATAAGAGATTTCATAGTGTTTCATTATATAACTCCTAGAAAAGATACAGAGTTTTGGAGAGAATCAGGCAGACCACATAGATGGTCTACAAGACTAACAAAACAAATGTCAATGTGGAAATATAGAATGCCTAGAGTTGTTGACTATATAAATGATAAACAAAATAATTTTTACAGTATTGGTAATGTATTATGGTATCAAATCGCCATAGGTATGAAACTATTTGATTCTAAATTAGCAAAAAAAGAATTAGTTGAATACGGATTATATGATAGAACAAAAAAACATTATAAAGAATTAAGTAAAGCAGTGAATGACAGCATGAAAGAATTTGTAAAAACAAACGATTACTATAACTCATTATGAAAATAGCATTATTAAACGATACACACTTTGGTTGTAGAAACGACAATCCGGCATTTGTGACTTATCAAAATAAGTTTTATGATGAGGTGTTTTTTCCATATCTAATAGCAAACAATATAACAACACTTGTACACTTAGGTGATGTTGTTGATAGAAGAAAGTTTATAAACCATAATACAGCACACAACTTTAGAGAAAAGTTTTGGTATAGATTGGCTGATTTAAAAATAGATACACATATCATTATTGGTAACCATGACACTTATTACAAGAATACAAACGAAGTAAATGCCATAGAAAATTTAAACGTAGGACCAGATGTTAAAATATATACACAACCAAGAGAAGTAGAGTTTGATGGTTTAAAAATACAATTTTTACCTTGGATTTGTGACGATAACTATGATGACTCAATACATGCCATAGATCACTCAAATGCCGATATATGTTTTGGTCATTTAGAAATAAAAGGTTTTGAAATGCATGGTGGTCACATGAATGAACATGGTCTAAGTAGAGAACAGTTTAGAAGATTTGAAAAAGTATTATCAGGTCACTTTCACAAAAAGTCAGATGATGGCCATATCTTTTATCTAGGCACACAATACGAGATTATGTGGTCAGATTACAAATGCCCTAAAGGTTTTCATGTATTTGATACAGATACCAGAGAAATAGAAAGAATAGAAAATCCACATAGAATATTTAAAAAGTTTATATATGATGATACAAAATATGATTATACACATCAAAGACTTGATAACTATGATAATTGTTTTGTTAAGTTAATTGTATCTCAAAAGACAAAAGAAGAAATGTATAACAAACTTATAGAGAAGTTTTATAATGACATAAATGTACATGAGTTGGTAATAGTAGAAGACCCTACAGATATTAAATCTTCCGTTAGAGATGATGTATTAGAACAAGGCGAAGATACACTAACATTTTTAAGAAACTATATTGATCAGGTAGATACAGATTTAGATAAACATAAACTAAAAGAGTTTGCTAAAGAGTTATATGTGGAGGCTAGTGAGTAATGCCTAGAAAAGAAACACCAAGAAAAATAATACAACAAGAATTTATGTGGCCTACACCATATTGGCGTACATTTTTACCTGATTTTATAAAGCATGAAACTAGAGTTTCATTTAACGAAGATATGGAAAATTGGGTATCTGGCCAAATGGAACAAGAAAATAATGTTTATAAATCAAATAGAGGTGGTTGGCAAAGTGAGTTACAAAAACCTGAAGGTGTGTTTGAACCATTAAAAAATGAGCTATTAGAATTTTGTAAACACTTACCTTTAAATATTAAAAATATTCAGATACCACAAATGTGGGTGAATGTAAATAAAAAAGGCGATTGGAATGTAATACATCAACACGGATATTATAATTTATCAGGAACTTACTATGTAAAGGTGCCAAAGGATAGTGGTAAACTTGTTTTTAGAGATCCAAGGCCAGCAGCTTTGGCTAATTTATTTATGGTAAATAGATTTGACGGAGGAGAAATGAAAACAATAGATATTTCGGATGGTATCCTTATGGTATGGCCTTCATTTTTAGATCATTTTGTTCAACCAAGTCAAACAAAAGAAGAAAGAATATCAATTAGTTTTGATATATGGGCGACATGATAACATTTAAAAAGATAAGTTATAAGAATTTTTTATCTACTGGTAATACACCAATAGTAATAAACTTAGACAAATCAAATACTACTTTAATTGTAGGCACCAACGGCTCTGGCAAATCTACTTTACTTGACGCCTTATGTTTTGTTTTATTTAACAGACCATTTAGAATTATTAAGAAAGAACAAATGGTCAACACTGTAAACAACGGTGATTGTTTGATTGAACTAGAGTTTGACGTTGGTACGAAGAAATACAAGGTAAGAAGGGGTATCAAACCTAATTTATTTGAGATTTATCAGGACGGAGTGCTCGTAAACCAAGACGCCTCTAATATAGATTATCAAAAGTATTTAGAAAACAATATAATGAGATTAAACTACAGATCATTTTTACAAGTTGTATTATTAGGGTCATCATCATACGAGCCGTTTATGAAAATGAAACCACGATACAGACGAGAGGTGGTGGAAGAGATATTGGACATAAGAGTATTTGGCCTTATGGACCTTATACTAAGACCTCAACAATCAGAATTGACAAGAAATGTAACTGAATTACGCCATAAATGTGACTTGATAGAATCTAAGTACGAAACAGAGTTAAAGCACTATAACGCTATCTCCGACCTTAATATGAACGACCTAGATGGTAAGAAACAACTATTAGAGAAAAATGGTCAGGCCAACTATGAATACAATAGAAAGATAGATAAGATAAATGATGAGTTAGAAAGATATAAAGACCAAGTAAAAGACGAGGCAAAAGAAAAGGCCAAGTTAACTAAACTATCTAAACTAGAGGCTAAGATAGAACAAAATATATCTACACATAAAAAGAACTTACAATTTTTTAGTGAGAATGATAACTGTCCGACTTGTACTCAGCCATTAGAACTAGATTTTAAAGGTGATAAAATTAGACAAGAAGAAAACAAACTGACCACCTTAAATGATGGTATGAAGAAACTAATAGAGGAAATTACTAAACAAGAAGAACTAATATCTGTTATGGATAGAGTATCTAAAAAAATGTATGAAATGAATGTTGAAGTATCTAAACTACAAACATCAATAGAGGAGTTAGATAAGTATTCAAATAATATACACGAAGAAATTAAGAAGTTAGAAACCAAACAAATAGATGGTGAAGATATTGAACAACAACTAGAACAACTAAAAGTTGATTTAGAAGAAACTAAAGTTGAAAGAGATAAGATAATAGATCAACAAAAGTATGTAGATGTATTAAGAACAATACTAAATGATAAGGGCGCTAAAGCAAATATTATTCGTAAGTATGTGCCAATTATGAACACACTAATTAATCAGTATCTACAATCTATGGACTTCTTTATATCTTTTCACTTAGATGAGGAGTTTAATGAAACTGTTAAAAGTAGATTTAGAGATACCTTTAACTATAACAACTTTAGTGAGGGTGAGAAGATGAGAATAGACCTTGCTTTACTATTTACTTGGCGACAGATTGCTAAGATGAAAAATAGTGTCAACACAAACTTACTTGTATTAGATGAAATCTTTGACAGTAGTTTAGATGGCCAAGGCACAGACGACTTCTTTAAAATAATAAAGACTATGACAAAAGAAAACATCTTTATCATATCACATAAAGGTGATATATTATTTGACAAGTTTACAGACATAGTTAAATTTGAAAAATACAAAAACTTTACGAGGTTAAATCAAGCATGAAAGAACTAAAATTAATACCACCAAGTGATCCAAGAGTACAAACGGCAATAGCTCCTTTTGATGACGCTATGTTAAAAGATGAGGGCTTTAAAGATAGAAAAGAACTAACTGATAAGATGTATGAGTTAATGAAAAAATATGGTGGCATAGGTCTATCAGCGAATCAGATAGGCTTACCTTTTAATATGTTTGTTATGGGTGACCACCCTAATTTAGAAAATGGCATGAAACTTACATGTTTTAATCCTATGATTATATCTAAAAGTGAGGAAGAAGTGGTTATGGAAGAAGGCTGTTTGACCTTTCCTTTTCTATTTTTAAAGATAACAAGGCCTAGAAAAGTAGTTGTAAAATATACAGATGAAAATAACGAACTAAAAGAAGGCCAACTAGACGGTATGATGAGCCGTATCTTTCAACATGAATATGAGCATATGTTAGGTAGAACATTTACAGAACATGCTAGTAAATTAAAATTAGACAGAGCCTACAAAAAGGCAGAAAAACTAATGGATAAAGTGAGAAAAGAGAAAGCATTGACAAAATCATAATTTTGTGTTACCTTATATCTATGAAAAATATACATGTGAATCAGCACGTTATACGAGCTAATAAAAAACATGGTAAAAATGATCCTGTTATTACTATAAAAGAGGGTAGAAAAAATACTTACTGCCACGAAGTAGAAATATTAGGACCTAGTAAAATAATTTATGGTGGTAATGATAAACCATTATTAAATTGTGGTGCTAGAGTGGTTATACAAACAAACAGTGAAATTAATATTATAAAATGACGCCAGAGGAAAAGTGGGTAGAAGATCAATATAAGATATGGTCAGATGAAAACGACATATCAAAAGTAGAAGACATATCCGAATCAACATTAAAATCAGCAATAGAAAAAGACTTGGCCTTTGTATCAAAGATGACAGTCCAAGAATACACTTTATACGAGAAGTGGATTGAAGTACACGAAAAATATAAGACAGTAGAAACAAATAATTTCTTTGATGATAAACCAGCCCTTGTTGATCCTACACAAGAGGCATTTATAAAGACAGTAAAAAATAATATATGGATTCCAGAATCACCTGAAGATATTGACAAATTAGAACCAGTTTTAGAATTTACAGACGACACCGAACTAAACTTTAATGGTCAAAAAAGAAGAGGCGACCTATCTGAAAAGTGGAATACATTAAGGACTTTCTTATCTACTATGAAAAACAATAGTAATATTGGTAGACAAATGTTCTTTATTGTAAAAGATAATAGATCAGGCAAATACCTTGGTGTGATTTGTATATCAGGCGACTTTATGGACTTAACTCCTAGAGATAAGTTTATTGGTTGGGATAGACAGATCAAAACATTTGAAGGTAAGATTAATCATACAGCAATAGGGTCATCAATTGTACCTACACAACCATTAGGTTATTCATTTACAGGTGGTAAACTATTAGCTTATCTATGTTTATCAGATGAGGTACAAAACAAGTGGAAAGAGAAATATAAAGATACACTTGTTGGTGTTACTACAACTAGTTTGTATGGTAAGGCAAAGGCCAATACACTATCTCAATATGATGGCTTAAAGTATTGGAAGAGAATGGGCTTTACAACTGGTTCAGTATCATTTCAACCTAGTAGAGATGTAAGAAATATGATATGGGTATGGTTGAAGAAAAATCATACAAGAAGATATTGGGAATGGCATGAGGCAAAAAGACCAAATGGCCAACCACTAAAAAGAGATCATAAGAATAGAGCATTAAACTTTACATACTCTAAATTAGATATACCAAAAGAGTATATTAGAACTGAACACCAAAGAGGTATCTACTTTACAAAACTATATGAAAATACAAACGAATTTTTATGTGGTAAGATAGAAGAAAAAGATTTAGTTAAGAGATTTGACAGTAGTACAGAATCACTAGTAAAAGTATGGAAAGATAAACATGCCAGAAAACGAGTTAAATCGTTGGTAGAACAAGGCCGTTATAATTCAGACAGCCATTTTTATGATGATTTAATCTATATGAATTGGGAAGAGTGTAAGAATCACTTTCTAAATCAAGTAGGCCGTTGATGTTCTGGTTCTGTTCTTGTGGACAACTTTTAAAAAGCAAGTAAAATCAACAAAAATTAGAGGGTTGACTTTTAAAGCGTTTGGTGATAGGATAACCCTATGACTACACAAAAAAATACATTAATTAAATTTGATACAAAATCTCAATTAGCAAAACTTATTGCTACAGAGAATATTACAATTCAACACAATCAAGTAAAAACTGCCAGTTTTGATACTGTAAACAGAATACTTACACTCCCTATTTTTAAAGTACAAAGTGGTGATGTTTATGATATGCTTATAGCACATGAATGTTCTCACGCTTTATATACACCAACAAATGGTTGGAAAAAGATTTCAGATGACAATAGTTTAAGACAATACGTTAATGTATTAGAAGATACTAGAATTGATAGAATGATACAAAAGAAATATCCTGGTGTAGTTAAAAACTATTTAAATGGTTTTGATATTTTAGAAAAACAAAATTTCTTTGGTTTGAATGGTAAAGATGTTAATACTGACTTAATGTTAATTGATAAAATTAATATGAGATCAAAGTCAAGTAATAGAATATCTTTTTATTGGTCAGCTGAGGATAAAGAATGGTTGAAAAAAGTTGACGCTTTAAAAACTTTTAATCAAGTTGTTAAGTTAGCCAAAGATATGATAAATTGGCAAAAGAAAAAAATTGAAGAACTAAAAAAATTACCTGATTTTGATGATCACCCTTTTAGTGCTTATGGTAACGGTGATGAAACTGATATTGACTCAGATAATTCTAATGATGAGAATGGCGATAGTGATAATAACGCTGAGAGTAATAGTGAATTTGAGGAAGCTGAAGATGAAGATAACTCAAAACAATCTAACGCTCATGCTCAAGGTGCTGGTGGTAACGGTGGCGTTGATCCAGAAAACTTAAAAGTTATTACTAATGATACGTTTGAAAAAAACAAAAAAGAATTATTAGATGGCGAAACCAAATACAATTACTTTAATTTACCAAAAGTTAATCTAAAAAATGTTATTGTTTCAAATAAAGAGTGGATTAAAACATGGAAACAAACAGTATGGCAAAAAGGTGATTACTCAGATCATATACCAGCTCGTAGATTAGAATATGTTAATTGGTTAAAAGATAGTTTTAAGAAGTTTAAAAATGATAACAAAAAAACTGTTATGTACCTAGTTAAAGAGTTTGAAATGAAAAAATCTGCTACTGCTTATAAGAGAGCTACCACAGATAAAACAGGTACTATTGATCCTCTTAAATTAAAAGATTACAAATTCAGTGATGATATTTTCAAAAGGCTAACAATTACTCCTGACGCTAAAAACCACGGCATGATTATGCTACTAGATTGGTCAGGTTCAATGTGTGATAGTATTAAACAAACAATTGAGCAGTTGATGAATCTAGTGTGGTTTTGTGACAAGGTTAATATACCTTATGAAGTTTACCTATTTACAAGTGAAATGGCTGGTAAAACAAACAAATACAGATACCTTGACACTGGTGATAGAGTTAAAAACGAAAGCAAAATATATAATTTCAAACATGGTGACGGTGTTTTTGAAGACTTTAATCTAGTTAATATTGCTAGTCACAAACTAAAAAGAAAACAATTAGATGAGTCTTTATTATACTTATGGCATATGGCAGAATATTATAATGAGAGATATACTTACAGAAATGGTCATATTGATACTTACAAAGGTGATAGATTTTCTGTGCCAGATTGTTTTTGGTTAGGTACTACACCTCTTAATGAGTCTTTAGTAGCTATGAATCAAATCATACCAATGTTTAAAGCAAAATACAATATTGAGAAGTTAACATTTATTACACTTACAGATGGTGGTTCAAACTCTAATTATGGTTGTTCTAAGATTGTAAACAATGGCGAACACCTAACAGTTGACCATAAAGGTAACTCTGATACACAAGTTGTAACAGTTGGTAAAAAACAATATACACCAGATACAAAACATTATAGAGGTGTTATGACCGATTTACTTTTAAATGTATTAAAAAAAGAACATGGTATTAATACTATAGGTTTTTACATTGTTAAAAATTTACGTAGAATGTGGGACTTAGAATCAATGATAGGTAAATACAAGAATTGGGATGATAAGCAAACTAAAATTCTAAAACTTAGAAAACAATTTAGTAAAGAGAAGTGTGCTGACGCTGTAAAAGATGGCTACAATAGATACTTCTTATTAAATGGTAAAGACTTAGGCGTTGAGAATGCTGACCTTTCTGGTGTAAATGAGAATATGAAAGCTGGTAAGATCAAACAATTATTCAGTAAATCAATGAAAGGCCGAATCGTTTCCAGATCACTATTAAACAAATTCATACAGGAGGTCGCTTAAATGGTAGAGTTTATAACGCTTTTTATAGGCTTGACTTTTATGCCAATTCTGATAGGATATACCAATAATAACTATGAAAAAGGAGAAAAACACTATGTTAAACACTAAACAACAAGAGTTTGTTAAACACGCTTTAGAGAAGTTTGGCAAATCTCAATTAACTGTTGATGAGTTGAAACAAGCAAACAAAAAGTTTGGTTGTAAGTATGCTCCACAATGGTTGATTAAAAATAAAGATTACAAAGTTGGTAAGTCTTTATTTAAATTGCCTGTAAATGGCGAATCTCAATCAGTTGCTGTTAAAAAAACAGCCAATACTGAAAGTGAGAAAATCTTAGCACCAGTTAATGAAACTAAAAAAGAAGCTGCTTATGTGGTGTCTTCTTTAGTTGGCGACATTGTTCCTAAAAAAGATCCAGTGTTCGTATCATTTGGTAACTATCCAGATTTAAAGTCTATTATCAAATCTAATAGATTTTATCCTGTGTTTATTACAGGTCTTTCTGGTAACGGTAAAACTATGGGTGTTACCCAAGCATGTGCTGAAGCTAAAAAAGAATTAATCAGAGTTAACATTACTATTGAAACAGATGAGGACGATCTGTTAGGTGGTTATAGACTTAAAGATGGCCAAACTGTATGGCAGAATGGTCCTGTTATTGAGGCTATGGAGAGAGGCGCTCTTCTTTTACTTGATGAGATTGACTTAGCAAGTAATAAGATTATGTGTTTACAACCTATCTTAGAAGGCTCTGGTGTCTTTGTTAAAAAGATTAACAAGTTTATCAAACCTGCTAATGGTTTCAATGTTATCGCTACTGCCAATACTAAAGGTCAAGGTAGTGAAGACGGTAAATTTATCGGTACAAATGTACTTAATGAGGCTTTCTTAGAAAGATTTCCAATTACATTTGAACAGAAATATCCGTCTGTTAATATTGAGAAAAAAATATTAAACAATACCTTAAAGTCTTATGGTAAATCAGATGTTAAGTTTGTAGATAAGTTAACTACATGGGCTGATGTTATCAGAAAAACATACTTTGATGGTGGTGTTGATGAGATTATCTCAACAAGAAGATTAGTCCACATTACTCAAGCTTATTCAATCTTTGATAATAAGATGAAGGCGATACAAATGTGTACTAATAGATTTGATGATGATACAAAAAATTCATTTGTTGAACTGTACACTAAAGTTGACGCTGGTGCCAATGTTGAAGACATTATGGAAGACCAGAGAAAAGCTGAGGTAGAGGCACAAACGAATGACAATGATAGTGAGTCGGATGACGAAGTTATCTAAATCTATCAAACATAGTGTAGTCCTAGGTGGAGGGGTAGTGCCCTCCACCACTATTACACTTATAGGAGAGGAGGTAAATTAATTGTCAATTACGATACAAGTCAGGAACGGAAATGTAGAGCAGGCTTTGAGAGTTTTGAAGAAGAAACTTCAAAAAGATGGCCTCTTAAAAGAATTAAAGATGAAACAATACTTTGAAAAACCGTCAGAGAAAAAAAGACGTAAGAAAAAAGAGGGTATTGCTAACTTCAAAAAGAAGCAAAAGAAGCTAAAATTAACCAGAGGTTATTAGATTTTTACGCCAATGTTGATGTATATATATTATTGTAGGCAGCTCGTAAGTCCTACGGCGTAAAGAGCCCGATAGTTTATCGGTGTCGCTAAAACCGTGACTTTTGGCAGTTTAACTCGGTGATAAAAAAAACTGCCCTTATAGGTTGTAATTTTCAGATTAGTACCTATATAAATAATAATAGATCGCCATAAAGGGATCTATAAAATGAAACTCGCTTATAACAAAGGAGGTTTTTATGACCAATAAAGCAATTTCAATTTTCAATCAATTAAGACCATTATCAGTAGGATATGATGATGTATTTGACCATTTTGAGTCAATGTTTAATCATCAATATGACAGTATAAGTCAGCCTAATTACCCACCTTATAACATAGTAAAGACAGGTAAATACAACTATGATATACAGGTTGCCTTAGCAGGCTATGGTAAAAAAGATGTTGATGTGTCTTTTGAGAATAGTGTCCTAACAATCAAATCTGTCAAAGATAAAGACGAAAAAGAGGTTGAGGACAATGATGGTGTACTTCATAAAGGTATCGCCAAAAGAATGTTCACTAAGTCTTTTACTATCGCCGAAGATGTAGAAATCAAAGGTGCTGAGTTAAAAGATGGTCTTTTAGTTGTGTCTATGGAAAGAATTATTCCAGACCACAAAAAAGCTAGAACAATCGAAATAAAATAATTAATCCTGAAAGGCGGAGAGCATTGACTTTCCGCCTTTTTTAATATATACTCTCATTATGTTTAGTTATCTAGGTGGTAAAAAGTTTCAGGCAAAGTGGATTGCCTCACAATTTCCAAAACACAATACTTATGTTGAACCATTTGGTGGTGCTTATTGGGTTTACTTTATGGCCAACCATCAAATAGATCAGGCTCATACAAACGTATATAA